AAACTTAGAATGAAAAATAAATTTGTTGTTGATTTCTTTCTTGACATAACTCAAGATGTCTGCCCGATGACGTTCGTCATGACCAAGCTTTTGCTCGAACGCATGGCGATAGGTCAGACTGCCGCCGTTCGCCTGCACGGCGTTGAACCCCTGGAAAACGTGCCTCGATCTGTGCGTGAATATGGACACACCGTTCTCAGCTTGCAATCTGGGGAACAATCGGGCACTCATTTGCTTGTCATCCGTAAGGAAGAAGGTCTAAGGGGGTACTTTTAAAAATGAATATTGGTGATAAAGTAAAATATAGGAATGTCTATAATGAGCCAGGTGCTGGCGTGATTTTGGATGTTTCTTCTTCAATGACTTCTTATGATTATATGAAACTTGAGGATGGGATTCCCTATTATATCTCAAAGAAGTTGAGCGTAAATGAAACTGAACCTGTTTATGTGTCGGTGAAGCCAAAGAATATGGATACAGTGTTTCTAATCATAGAAACCAGCCGGGGCAAAACAGAGTTTCTTTCGTTGAATGAAGTTATAGATTATGAGTAAACTAAGCGAGCTTTCTAATCATATGATTAGAGGGTATGCGGGGGTTAGACCACCGGAGCTCCGGCTTCATCCAGACGCTAAATCTTGTACTATGAAACTTCCTATCATCATTAAAAATGTGATGCCTGCGTTTTTTGGTCTTGAGGCAAATATCAATGACCGCCTGACAAAAATAATCAAACAGGCCGGCGATAATCAGAATCGAAAGACAAACGTAAAAGCATACATGACGGATTGGTTCATGCAGCGAAAATACCATATATTTAATTCTGTTGGTGATATTGCAATTAAGTTTGCACAGGAAGCTTCTCCCTCTGAAGTTCAACTTGAACTATACGATATATGGGGAGCGGTTTATAAGCGCGGCGACTTTACCAGAAACCATGACCACTGGCCACATCCGTGGAGCTTCTCGTATTATGTCAAGTCCGATGGGACTACACCAATTATATTTCCTGATTCATACCATTCCTTATATCCCAAGACTAGTGATATTATTTTGTTTCCTGGCATTCTTCGCCATGGCGTTCCAATTCATGAATCCGATGAAGAAAGAATCATTGTGTCTGGAAATATAGACATAAAATATTCCTAAATAAATCTCATGGGAACAGAAACAAACAGATACCGTGTTGTCGACGGTTCTAAAACATTAGAAGACAACTTATCAAAAGAGGAAGCAGATTACCTTATTTCTTTTCTTTCTTCTGAGCGCGATGTGAGCAACTTAACGGTAGAAGAGTATTATCCTGAGGCCCATCGCCTTGGCCGCGACCCTGATATACATTAATTGATTCTTTATAAATAGTCCTATAAATATAATAGGATTATTATGGCAAATCAAAATTATTTCATGGGGCTTGATGGCTTCATCTGGTTCGTGGGTGTTGTTGAAGACCGTAACGATCCTGATCAACTTGGTCGAGTCCGTGTTCGCTGTCTTGGATATCATACAGAGAATTTAGTTTCACTTCCTACGGAGGATTTGCCGTGGGCTCATGTGATGCATCCAGTGACCGATCCATCCATGCATGGTATGGGTAATAGTCCGTCATGGCTTGTTGAGGGAAGCTGGGTTGCGGGGTTCTTTCGTGATGCCGAAGAGAAACAACAACCCATCATCATAGGTTCGCTTCCCGGTGTTCCGAATGGGCCTGCAGATCATAGTAAAGGATTTAATGATCCTCGACATAACGAGTCTACGCAATTAAATAGTGAGGGCGAAAAGTTATATGCTTTTAATCCAGAGGATCGGAATCAATATGGTCCATATCCTTTGGGTGGGTTTAAGGATACGTCCGATAAAGAAAAAGGTAACTTTAGTCGTCGTTCTGGTCATGAGTTTGCAGAGGTTGATACCAACCGATTAGCTAGAGGCGAGCAATCTGAAACGCATGGTGCTTTAGCTCGAAGACGAAAATTAAAACGCTCCGATATCCCTACCGCAACCCGGCCTTATATACCGTCCGTAGAAGATGGTTCTGTTTTGGGTACGAAGGTTGCAGACCCAATGGTGCCTTGGAGCGAACCGCCTCCCAAGGGTATTGCGAAAGATGCTTTTCCATATAGGTCTGCTCGATATCCCCTTAACCATGTACATGAAAGTGAATCTGGGCATATCATTGAAATAGATGACACGCCCGGCGGTGAGAGGTTACATAGAGAGCATATGTCTGGAACCTTCGAAGAATGGCATCCAATAGGAGATAAGGTTGTCAAGGTTATAGGTAGTAACTATGAGATCATAGCTGGAAGTTCAAATGTGTTAATTAAAGGTGATGTTAATGTAACAATAGAGGGCACCAAAAAGGAATTGATCAAGGGTGATTATATTTTGGAGGTTGAAGGAGACTATACCCGAAAGGTACATAAGAATGAGAGAGTTAAGATTGGAGCTGGAAAATCTGGCGGAAACCTTGAGACAGAGATAAAGGGTAGTTATTCTTATAATATTAATAGTGCAGTAAAGGGCAGAGTGGGGAAGGATCAGGATGTTACCATTTATGGGAACGAGAGCCGTACCATTAATGGTTATTTTGATGGATCAGTTGTTGGAAACTATACCGTCACTTCATTGGCAGATATTAATATAACAGCAAAAACAAATATGTCTCTTAAAACCGTGTCTGGAATCGTTGCAATTTCGGCAGGAAGTAACGTCAACGTCCGATCAGTTGCTGCAATGAAGATTAAATCTGGTGGGGTATATACATTCCAATCTGTTGGTGCAGCTAATATAACATATGATTCAACGATTGATATCAAATCTTCTGGAATTGCACAGCATCAATATGGTGATGCCTTCAAGGAACGAATACATGACGATACCTTCTTAACAAAAGTTAAAGATAAGGTTGATCATAGTGTTATTATTACTAGTGATACTGATGATACTGTAAATGGATCACGAACTTCAGATATAGATGTAGTATCTGAGATAACCCCAACGCTGCCTTAGGAGAAAACTAAATGGTTGATTTTGCAATACCTAACCTTTGTGGGGCAAGTCCTGATTTCAATAAACTGATGAGTCAGTTCGACTCCATCAAGGGGGAGATATTAAGTGGTTTGGAGTTTGATGCTGGTACATTGGCTTCAACCCTCACCACATCACTCAATCAGTTGGAGGCAGATTTACGGGCTATGATTCCTGAACTTCCTTCTCTACCAGCTGTGAACTTTCAGGCTGAGGTGACATCACTAATTTCCTTGCCTGCTGGATCAAGTGCCTACTTATCCAAGTTAGCCACTCTACAATCCCAGTTTGGATCACAACTCCCCAATCTGGAGTCTCTGGTTTCGGATGCATCAGGTTCTGTGCTTGCCGGAGGAGATGTTTGTGGCGCTTTACCGAATTTTGAGTTGCCGGCCGGCGCAATTGAAGCAATAGAACTTGCAAAATCATCTTTGCAACCCACTATAGATGCATTAGCGGAAGATGCATCATCATTTTCTACAGATGAAAGTGTAGATGAAACAAAGGCAGTTTATGGAGATGTTGTTTCAAAAAAAGAACAAGAGTCAGTACAGACAGCAGCGGCCGCCGCTCCAGCAGCTGCCGAAGCGGGGGAAAAGAAAGAATACCAAAAGTTAGATGACCTGATGTCGATGCAAAGAGATGCCCGGCGTGTTGAAGGCTTACGAGTAGGGTATATGAAAAACATGACAAGATTCTTGTCGGCCGCCAAAGCGGGTGCAAAGTGGCAACAACGAGGGCCGTGGCCAACGTCGAGGCCTGGTCAGGAAGGAGTGAACCCATATACGGATGGCCAGATACCTGTTCCAATGCCTAGTCCTGATAAAATAATCACAATTGAAGATGTACTAGCTGCTACATAAAAAAGGATAAATTCAAGAGAGGTTGGATGAAGTTATTGCAATTTAGCGTATTATTAATAATGGATGTTGTTATAAATAATAAAAACAGGAGTCCTTAAATGGCGCTATCAGAAGCAATAAGAAATAAAGAAGCGTTTACAGACGCTCAAGGTCAGAATAAATCTTCCAGAAGCGCTCAAATTTATTCTGACCTTGATTTATTCTTTGGTCAAAATAATAAGACCAAAGATGTTAATATTGTCTATGATATACAAGCGGTAAAGAGATCAGTTCGTAATCTCGTATTGCTTAATGCGTTTGATAAACCTTTTCATCCAGAGATAAGTTCTGGTGTAAGGGGCACGTTATTTGAATTGATGACTCCTGTAACAGCGATTATTCTTTCAAGACAAGTTCAAGATGTTATTGAAAATTTTGAACCGCGAGCTCGCCTTGTTGGCGTTAGGGCTTCTCCTAATTTGGAACGTAATGAATATGAGGTGAGTATAGAATTCTATGTTGTTAATGCGCCAACAGAATTAATAGACTTAACATTACCCCTAGAGAGATTACGATAATGGCAACAAACCGAAGATTAGATATAACAGAGTTTGACTTTGATGATGTAAAAGCAAACTTAAAGACATTTCTTAAAGCTCAAACCGATTTCAAGGATTATGATTTTGAGGGTTCCGGCATCAACATTCTCTTGGATACGCTGGCCTACAATACACACTATCTTGGATTCAATATGAACATGCTCGCAAATGAAATGTTCATGGACAGCTCCTCATTACGCTCAAGTATTGTATCTCACGCAAAGACACTGGGTTACGAAGTAGATTCAGCTCGGGCTCCTTTCGCAGAAGTTAATGTGGTGCTAAACAATTCTTCAAAAAGTACTGCGACGATGACTGCTGGAACAAAGTTCAATACCTCAGTAGATAATGTAGATTATCAGTTCGTTAATGTTAATGATGTTACTGCGAACAGTACAGGCACAGAAATTCCTTTCAATAATCTTAAAATCTATGAGGGAACATATGTTACAGTAAGATACACTGTAGATTCTTCTGATGTAAATCAAAGATTTATTTTGACAGATAAAAGATCAGATACGACAACACTGACAGTCAAGGTTCAAACATCAAGTTCAGACTCTACTACCGCAACCTATACTAAGACCTCAGACATTTCTACACTAACAAGTTCAAGTGAGGTTTATTTTTTACAGGAAGTTGAGGCACAAAAGTTTGAAGTCTATTTTGGTGATGGCGTTTTAAGTAAGGCTCTGTCCGATGGTAACATAGTTATACTCCAATATGTGGTGACAAACAAATCAGAATCAAATGGTGCTTCTGTCTTCACTTCATCTGGTGCCATTGATACTGTTACAGATATTACTGTTACGACTGTCAATAGGGCATCCGGTGGAACAGAAGGCGAGACACTTAATTCTATCAAACTCAATGCTCCATTAGATTATGCGGCTCAGGGCCGATGCGTTACATCAGAGGATTATAAGTTATTTGCAAAGAAACTATTTCCCCAAACTCAAGCTGTCATGGTGTTTGGTGGCGAGAGTGGTTCCTTTGATCCAAGCCTCGGCGTGATCGGCACCGCTTCTTATGGTCGGGTTTATATCTCAATAAAATCAACTACAGGTAACAACCTCACTTTGGCCCAGAAAACTCAGTTGGTAGGTGATTTTCAGAAATATAATGTGGCGTCTATTACGCCTGTAATTATTGATCCAGAAATTACTTACATTATTCTGAACGTGTCATTCAAGTATAATTCTAGTAAAACAACTAAAGAGAAATCCACCTTGGTTTCTAATGTTATAACTACGATAACCGATTTCAATGACAGTAGTTTAAAATCCTTCAACAACGTGTTCAGGCATTCTCAACTTTCTAGTCTGATTGACGATACCGATACTTCAATTCTAAACAATATTACGAATGTTACTTTATCCAAAAAAATTACACCTACATTAAATACTGCGACAGGACATAATGTGTATTTTAATAATGTTCTTTATAATCCCCATTCAGAACATAATAAATTGGCCGGAGGGATTACTACCTCCTCTGGTTTTTTTGTTAGTGGTGACACAGAAAATGAACAGTTCTTTGACGATGACGGGGATGGAAATATACGAAGATATTATTTGGTTGGTGCTGTCAGAACATATAGTGATGAAACAGCAGGAACCATTGATTATTCCACAGGAGATATTAAGATAAATTCATTAAACATAATTTCTATCTCCGATGTAGATGATGTGACTTCAACCACAATCAGGATAACAGGGATACCAGACTCAAAAGATATTGTGCCTGTTCGCAATCAAATATTAGAAATAGATATGACGAATACGACTGTAACCGGAGAAATAGATACGATAGCTGTTGGTGCTACTGGGGCAAGTTCTTCATATACAACATCCACTAGTTATACGCCGACGAAGAGTTTCTAATTCCATGCCCTTTGATGCATCCCTTAAAACAAAGATATCGCCATTAATTGACGGACAGGTTCCAGATTTTGTACAGGCTGATCATCCCAAGTTTGTTCAATTTCTAAAACAGTATTATCAGTTTTTGGAAGCTGCAGAGCTTATCGTAGATGGTATTATCAATAATATTATCTTAGAGAAAACCGATACACAATATTTACTAAATGAAGATGAGACTAAAGTTGTAACGGAAACTGGTGTTGGAACAACCGGCAAGTTCGTTGTTGGCGAAACCATCACCGGCGGAACTTCTAATGCTACTGCTGAAGTTCTTGTAGATGATTTAGAAAACACACGGCTGTTTATTTCAAGCCAGCAAAAGTTTGAGGTTGGAGAAACCATCACTGGTGGAACCTCTGATGCTACTGCTTCTATTGTAACCTATCGTGCCAATCCTGTTGCGACTATTCAGAAATTGTTGGATTATGCAAATCCTGATAATACAGTCTCCGTTATGCTGGATGAAATGTTTAATCAGTTCATGCAGTCAATTCCTAACTCGCTTGCGTCTGGTCTTTCTAAACGAAACCTTATAAAAAATATTAAAGACCTGTATGCGGCTAAAGGAACATCAGAAGGACATAAACTATTTTTGCGAATGTTGCTTGATGAAGAAGCTGATATCTTCTTGCCCAACCAGCGTATGCTTCGATTATCAGATGGCAACTGGAACAAGAAAACTGTTATACGGTGTATAAATCAAGCAGGCTCCGCTGGTTCAGAAGTTATAGGACAGACATTAACTGGCCAGACTTCTGGAACAACTTGCTTTGCTATTGATGCAATAGTATTCTCACAAGGCACAGATTCAATAACAGAATTTCAAATCCTACAAAGTTCCATTCAAGGATCATTTATAGAAGGAGAGACACTTACAGCAGACAGTGTTACAAGTAAGGTGGAAATGAAATTCACCATCCAGAAAATTGTAGCAGGATCGACAATTAATAAAACAGGAATACTACATTCGTCTGGTAATACCATTACTTTAGATTCATCTATTGGTAATAATGCAGCAAGTGTACAAGTTGATCAAGTTAGTTTGGGTTCTATAGATGAGGTTATAATAGATGATGTTGGAAGTGACTATAGAATTGGTGATGTTTTAACTTTTACTACTTCAGAACTAAGCACTCTGACAGCGGAAGGATTCGTTTCTGTTGTTGGTGGAAGTCCTTTACTGGAATCCAATGATAGCAGTGATGGGTATAATGACTATCTAACATTAGAATCTGATACAACGACATCCTTTCCTATTGAAAATCTATCACATGAAGATGGCACTTCTATTCTTCTAGATGGAACAGATGGTTCTTCTACTAATGCTGGATATTATATAACAACAGAATATAACACTCCCAGTAATGTAATCATAGACACATATGGGACCGAAAATGATCGTATCGTTTTTGAGGCTAGCACATCATCTACTGCTGGTGAAATTACAAGAATATTTCTAACCGATAAAGGTTCTGGATATTCTACTCTACCAACAGTTTCCATAACAAGCACAGTTGGTACAAGTGCTAAACTTATTCCAACAACAAAAAATATTGGTAATATTCTAAGCACAAAAAATATTGATTCTGGATTTAATTATAGAAGCTCTCCGTCAGTTTCTGTCGCAGCAAACTTTGTATTAAAAGATATTACCGGCCTAGGGTTTGTTTCTGGTGATACTTTAACTTCTCATGTTGGCACTGTTTCTGGTTGGGACGCCACAAAACAAATTCTGACAACCACTATTGAGGATGTTGTCAGAGTAGAGATGGAACAAGATTCTGATTCGGTGTCTCAACCAATAGAACTGGAATCTAATTCAGAAGCAGTATTTAATAGACTAGTTGTGAATAATGTTATAGAAACTAATGATTATGATTATTGGAAAAGTATAGGACTTACTGATGTAAATCTACAATCCAGATTATACAATTTAATAACAGAAGATGGTGATAATATTATTACAGATGCTGACGATTCGGCATTAGAACAAATCACCTTAGAAAATAGTGGCACAATTTCAGATGCGAAAATTCATCTTGAAGAAAAACGTGCCGACACTATGGATGATGCCTTTACTGATGGGGAGACTAAGCATCTGTTGATGACTAACTATCTTTCTCGCGGGCCGTATCTTATTTTGGAAGGATCGGCTGTAGGGGATTCAATTTTATTAAATGGAACCGATGGAAGCAGTACACATGCGGGTGATGAAGTTCTTTTGGATGGTACAGATGGTAGTTCTACAAATGCTGGAAGTAAACTCATACAACAATCAGAAGATGAGGGTGATGATATTCTTTATGAACCTCATTCCGCTGTTTCTGATTTACAACAACGACAAGATAAGTTTCAATTAGATGGTACTGGTATTCAGTTATATACAGATGGTGGCTGGAAAGATGAGGCAAGAGTTTCTAGTGAAAATGATCAGACCACTTCTAGTCATGTAGTTTTCACTCCTGCTACTACTGGCGATAATATCACTCTTGAAGATTCTTCTGGTTCTATAGTTATGAATGCCTTTTCTGGCTCATGGGTTGAAAGAGTGGGCAACAGTACGAATACAGGATCGTTTGTAAATAATTATCTGGGGGCTGGTGATAATCTTAGATTAGAAGGCCTTCCTGCTGTTTTGACTAATGTTTCTCATGATCTCAGTCGGACTGTTGATAATACTGACGGCATTCTTTTAGAAGATTCTATCGCAGCTGCAACAACCAATACAAAAGAATTTCTTATATTAGAAGGAATAGATGGAAACAGTGATGGCACTGATGTTAATGGT